TAGTTACATATTTTATCAAGATAGACAATAACTTTGGTAAGAAAAGAGAATAACTCTTGCTTACCAAAGAATAACCTTTTAAAATGGATAGGAGAAGAGATTCAACCAGAATATTGTTTTGTAATATATCTATTTATCATAATGCTAATTATGTAATTTATTTCCATTGTATATATTTGCAATATAATTTAAAATTTCATATATATGCACATGGATTTTATATCATCTTTAGACGATAATATTAACTACACTTTAACTTGTGGTGATTGTTCATGGTGCATAGTAAATTTTTCGGGTTCTGGTCATTTTGAGAACTTTATTTGTTCTAATGACCCACGACACCCAGAAGTTAAATTAACTGATAAATGTCACTTATTATGAACAATGTAGATTGGAATGAACTTGTAGATGTTGATACACTTTTAAGACGTGATCACGATTTAAATTTATTTGGTTGCTTAAAACCTCAAATTATTTATAATAAAAATACTTCTCATTATGAGAGTGTTCCATGTCATAAATGTGAGTATTGCATGAATGTGAAAGCGTCTAAAATGTCTAAGCGTGTAAAGCAAGAAATTTTACAACATGAGTTTTCCGTAATGTTTACCCTAACTTATGACAATGACCATATTCCAACAATGGAAGTATTTCAAGATAGAAACGGCAAAATACAACTCCGTGCAGTTGGTCGTACTGAAATGTCAGGTAAATCATCACCATATAATAACAAAGGTATAACTCATTATGGTTATGAGTTTGAAGACGATTTATTTATACCTACTATCGAAAATAAAAAGTTGTCCTCTTCTGATAATTTTCAATTTGGTTACGTTTGCAAGAAAGATATTCAGGACTTTTTGAAACGTTTACGAGATAAAATTTATAAACTAAATATACCCAAACATGAAAAAGAAATACGTTATTTCATCGCAAGCGAGTACGGACCCAAGACAATGCGCCCGCATTATCACGGCACCCTTTTCTTTGATTCAAAAGAAATCGCATCTAAAATCAAAGCTTTTATTACTGAAAGCTGGGGTAAAAAATATAAAACCGGACGCAAATTTAATGATTATGCGTTTGTGCCGTTCTGTGATCCTTTTTTTACCGCCAAGTACGTCAAGTTCTGCGACCCCAACACTGCATACTACGTTGCTGAGTATGTTAGCGGTAATTTATACTTACCAAAAGTTTTACAACTCCGTGAAACAAAGCCGTTCCACCTTCAAAGTAAAAACCCTGTTATTGGCGAGTACAAAGCTAGCAAAGAAGAAGTTTTTGCACTTATCGACCGAGGAACTATTGAGAAAAATGTCGTTATTACTGACAAACATGGAGTTAAAACAACGTCTCGTGTTCGAATATCCGAAGATACACTACGTTCCATGTTCCGCAAATGCTACCAGTTTAATAACCTATCTTATGATTCAAAATATGCAACTTATAGCTTCTATTCTCGACACTTGCAAGAGTGGAAAGAATTCATAAATGTACAATTGATTGACTATGCTACTAAAAATAATATTAATCTTAATTCAGTTAGTTTGTCTAACTATTTACAGAGGAATAGTAAAAACACTTTCCGTAATTGGTGTAACTCTAATTATTCCGAGGAATATAACAAATTGGGAATGGATAAAAACCAAAATTGGTATTCTTCGCAAAATGTTTATCGAATCTCTAAAGAGATTGACTTTGTACGATATAGTCACTACACTGATTTTACTACTTTGTATTTGTTTATGTTTGACCGGTATTTATATATATATGAACAAACTAAACTTCGTAATTTCTATGATACGTTTAATCAGTTAATTGAAAAAATTGGTTACTACCCTGCTGAGTTCGAAAGTTTCCCAGTTTTAAAATTTGCTTTCCCAAAACATAAAATACTTTCTAAATTACAACATAATTCAGATTCTAAGTTTGAAAATTCTAGAAATGAGTTATTAAAACCTTATTTCAACTATATTTTAAACACTCCACTCGGTCAATGGTGTGAACCTTATTCAGCACAAGGAATTTACACCCCCGAAGCGTTTGACAAACAAGGCTTAAACCCTCGTTTATCTGATGAATTTATATCTTATGAAAAGATGCAAAAACAACGTTTAGAAAAAAGAAATAAAAGTAAGAAATGTAATAATACTAAATTAAATGGCTATCGTAGAATGGCTTAAAAAATAAATGTATAACTTTTAATTTAAAATTATGTCTAAAGTTCCATTAATTAAACCTAGTAGAGCAAATCGCCCTCGAAATGCGTTTGACCTCTCACAAAGACACTTATTTACTGCCCCTGCTGGTGCACTTTTACCCATTCTTACAATGGATTTAATGCCCCATGACCATGTAGAAATATCTGCTACCGACTTTATGCGTACACTTCCAATGAATAGTGCCGCTTTTATGTCTATGCGTGGTGTGTATGAGTTCTATTTTGTACCATACAAACAACTCTTCACTTACTTTGACCAATTTATTACCGGTATGACCGACTACCGCACTAGTCACTTACAAGGTTTGAAGTCTAAAGTATTGCAGTACCTCCCATATATGGAAATAAAAGAATTAGTCGAAGGCTTTAAAAGTCTACAAACTACCGATATTTTTGGCTTTGAAAAGAAGAAAAATGCTTTCCGTTTAATGGATTTGTTAGGATATGGTAAATATTCGTCTTCAGCTGGTGAAGCTTATACCGATGCAGTTATATCTAATGGCGGTTTAGGCTCTGTTTCTCCACTCCGTGCACTCGCTTATCAGAAAATTTATGCTGATTATTATCGTAATTCAACTTACGAACAATTTGATATGGCTAAGTTTAACATTGACTTTTTTATATCTAACTCAAACCCTCGAAAAGTAGCTTTTTCAGAAGTTAACGCTTATGGTTGGTTTGATTTGCAGTATAGAAATGCTAATCTAGATGTATTTACAAACGTTCGCCCTACTCCACTTTTCAGTATTGAAAACTTTAACCCTAAATTTTTCTTAGGTAATAATTCCTATGAACTTAGTGGTGCTAATGTAACTACACTTGGTGACAATGCTAGAGCGCAAGAAAACGCAAGTGTAACAATTAAAATGGGTGCTTATCAACATTCTGCAACACTTAACCAGCCCGAAACCTATTCGGTTAATCTATCCGTTGATGATATTCGTAACGCTTTTGCCCTTGATAAACTTGCTAGTATAACAATGCGTGCAGGAAAAACATACAAAGAACAAATGCGTGCTCATTTTGGTATAGAAGTCGACGAAGGTCGTGACGGAAATTGTATTTATATTGGCGGATTTGATTCTAACTTACAAGTAGGTGATGTTGTTCAGACTGCCGGAACATCTGTTACCGGTAAAGATGCTAAACTTGGTGGTTATCTTGGACGTACAACGGGTAAAGCCGTTGGTAATGGCTATGGTGAAATTAAATTTGATGCTAAAGAGCATGGTATATTAATGTGTATTTATTCCCTTGTACCTGCTGTACAATATGATTCTACTAGAATTGACCCCTTTGTACAGAAACTAGAAAGAGGTGATTTTTTTGTACCAGAGTTCGAAAACTTAGGTATGCAACCCCTTTACGCTAAAAATATAAATTGGCGTTACCCTCCGGTATCTATAAAAGGTACTAACCCTACAAAATATATACCGCAGGCTTTAGGCTGGCAACCTCGTTATTCTGAATACAAGACCGCTCTTGACCTCAATCACGGACAATTTGCCAAAGGTGAACCCCTTTCTTATTGGTCTGTCGCTCGTTCTCGTGACGCTGGTCTCGGCTCTAAATTTGATATATCAAGCTTAAAAATTAACCCTAAATGGCTTGACGATGTCTTTGCAGTTAATTATAATGGTAGTGAGTTAACTGACCAAGTATTTGGTAGTTGCTTCTTCGATATTATGAAAGTTTCAGATATGAGTACTGACGGAATGCCACACGTTTAAAAGAAAGGATTTATTATATGAATGATTTAAGTATTTTCTTCCCATATATGACAGAAGAACAGCTAAAAGTAATGGAAGAAACCCCAAAAGCAAACGAAGATTTGCCAGAGTTCAACCACGAGATTAACGAAGTAGTTTCTACTCTCTTCCCACCCGATGAAGTAACCGGAAACCCTACAAATGCAGTAAGTAAGTTATTATCGCCTAATGTGTCCGCAATGGAAAAGGAAAAGTATGCGTCTACAATGCAGGCAATGCCCAAAAGCGAAAAGGACAACCGAAATGTTGACGATGCAACACTAATTGCAATGACACCTAGTAGATATAATTCTACTAATGTTGATAACGAACACTTTGGTAATTATGTTGTTGGAAAATTGGTAGAAAATGCAAACGAAGCAACCGAAACTAATAGCGGAAGTTCTGAAAGTTCTGAAAGCTAATAATTATGAATTAATAAAGAGTGGTAGAGTTAGAAATAACTTTACCACTTAGTTCTAAAACTTTGATATTTAGTATATTATGATAGTATCTAAAGTAATTAATAACAATATAGGTCAATCTCTTAATTCGTTAGGTCAAAAAAGAGTAATAGACCCATTCTTTGGTAGTATTGTTTCAGCCGGTGGCTCTTTAATTGGCGGTGCTTTTAACTCAATATTTGGCTCAGCTTCACAACGTCGAGAGAATGCCCGTAATAGAGCACATCAAGAGTTAATGCTACAAAAGCAACAAGAATATAACGATAAAATCAATGCAGAAAATAGAGAATGGACTACAGAAAGTAATGTAAGAAGTCGAATAGAACAAGCCGGTTACAACCCTTATTTATATAATGGTCAAGCTAGTGCCAACGCAGTAAATTCTAATAGTGCAGGTTCAGCAAGTCCCGAGAGTGCTCCAGCCACTTTTAACCCCTCATTTGGTCAAGCTTTACAAAATGCAGGCAGTTCATTTGCACAATCTTATAATTCTTTCGTAAACTCTTCTAAAGAAAGTTATGATTTAAAACAGCAACAAGTAAGAGACGAATTTTTTAATAAAGAATATAATGTACAAGGAGGTGAACAAGCTGCACAAACACAAAGTAATATTAATTTAGCACTTTCACAAGCTAATAAAAATGACGCTGAAAAGTTAGGCACAGAGTTAATAAATAATGCTTTAGGTCAACAAGCTGTAGATGCAAACGGCACACCTATGACTAAGCCAGACGGCACGCCTATGACGATTGCCGACCAACGAGCGTTAGGAGATAATAAAAAGATAGCTAAAGAAATTCAGCTAATAGGCGAAAATATTAAACTTGCAGCCGCTGAAGGTAATTTAAAATGGTTAGAAGCTGAAAAAGCTAAGTTTCTAAAAAATGCAGGTGCATGGAATATTGATTTACAAACTGCACAACAAACATTAAACGAGATTGTATCTCGTATTAAAATGAATATTGCAAACGCTAATTTAATGCGTGAACAACAACGAGATTTAAATGCGACTAGAGGTGCTAGAATAGATAATTTAAATTCTAGTACTAATTTGAATAATGCGAATGCAAGACGTTCTAATGAATTGCTACCTTATGACAAAGCAAATAGTAAGGCAGACACAAGAAATAAAAATGCTTCTGCACGAGGTCAAGAAATCCAAAATTATAAAGATTATCAATTAAGAAATTGGGACGTAAATGGTCGTAAATATGCACATCTACGTACATATGTTACAGATGGTTGGAATGCAATGCAAGCCCCAGGCGATTTATTCTTTAAACGTGCCAATCAAGCCGTTGACCTTTTTGGCAATGTGATGACCGGTGGAATGCTTAGAGGTGTAGGAAATTTGTTTCGCCGTTCTGCAACATTTTCTCCAACCCCTTCTACTCCGTCACTTCCCGCCCCTCGTCCTGTCTTACCTGCTCCGAGAGGTTATTTGCCTTATAAACGTTAACTTTGTATAGCTTTAATTATATCGTCCATATATATAACTAAAAAACCCATTCCAAGAAGCAAAGGCAATACAAATATTATAAACGCTAATATAATCATGCTAATTATACCCCATTTTATATATTTGTCGTATTGATTTACTTTGAACTTATTATTATTAATCTGTTCTTGTAACTGCTTCTTAGCTTCATTTAATTTGTCTTGATTTTCATTCATACTTATGTTATTATAGTTTTATTTGCAAAAATAATAATTTATTTGTACTAATCATCATTGTTTATGTATTTTTTAGTCTGCGTTGTGAAACGTGGACTAAAATTGTTTGGGGGTATAGGGGGTATTTTAATCCCCCATAGCGTCTAGCACAATAAAGCGAAGCGGTTAAGGCGCTACCGCTTGCGGTCAGTATGACGGAATGAAATGTAGGAATTAAAGCGCCCCTTAAAAGCTTTAAAACATGCGAAACCCTCCGAGTTTCGCCTAACCCCTTGTTTCTTTAT